GCGCTGACCGCGGCGGCGCGGCGACCCGTGACATTATCGACGCGATCACGACGGACGCGCCGCATATCGAGCTGCAAATCCTTGCGGCCGCCGATTTCGCCACGGCGTGCGATGCATTCAAAGCGCGGATTGACGATCGGGCGATCTCGCTCGACGGATCCGCCGGGCTGCTCGACTCGATCGCGGCCGCGGTCACAAAGACTATGGGGCAGGGCTGGACGTGGGATCGTGTGAAGTCCCGCGGGCAGATCCCGGATCTGATCGCCGCTACGGTGGCCCTACGGCTGTTAGAACGCGCGCCGGCCCCGATGCCGGCCCCGATGGTTTGGAGTCCGTAGTATGCACACACGGCCGCCCTACATGACACGTTGGCAGTGGTTTTGGCATCGACACGGATCCTGCCCGAAACAGATCCGCGGCTACGGCTGCCACGGTCACGAACATGAGTGCGGCTGGGAAGAAAAAGCGCCGGCCGGCACACAATGACGTGTGCCGGCCGGCGCGTTATTACCGTCGTGGTACATTACCCGTGGGATCGCGGGCTGGGTGATCCAAAATTTAATACCGTTGCGGATACCCATAATGTTTGCAATTTGCTGTATAGCGGTCCCTAGCCCGTGATTCTCATTTTGGGTTGTAACGCTGATACGCGGCCGATCGGCCAACTCCCAGAGCCTCCCCGATCGCCGCCCACGTCATTTCACGCTCGCGCATGCCGGCGACGGTTTCGGCTATCGCCTCTTCCACGGCATCGCGCAGCGTAACCAATTCGGCCAAGTCGACGTCGGTCCCGATCGTGCGACCGTGCCGGCCGGCCGCGAGGATCCCGCGACGAGCTGCCACGGCATCCCACGGCCGCGGGATCGACGCGGCGCGTTTCTCGGCACGGCGCGCGGTTTCCTCCGCACGCACCCGCGCTACGTGGTCGCGGCCCTTGCTCGGACGGATGCACGGCGTTTCACCGGTCGCGCCGCACACGGGGCACGCGATTTCGCTACTCCGCATCGCCGGCCCCCTCTCGCGCCGCCTGACGTTCCGCGAAGTAGCTCGGGTGAGCCTCCCGCTCGTGCTCGTCCTGGCGCAGCAGCGCTTGTGACATGGCACTAACCGCGTACGCGCGGAACCCGCAGAGATCGCACACGAATTCGTAAGTAACCCATTGCTTGATAGCCATGGTGTAAAGTCCTTTCAGCCCTGACCGGCAGGCTAGCCGATCCGTTTAGGATCCTAAACAAATAGCCGTGTTTAGTCAAACTAACGCCCGTACGCCGTTCTAACGCGTTGGGGAATCCGAACCAACTCATGTGTCAGATCGACCCTTAGGCTCTCAGATCGGCGCACAGGGCCGCAGAAATTAACCCTTGCGCTCTGACCCTTAAACGGGGCACGCTCTCAGCCATGGGTATCCGAACGGTAGTTCGGTTGGCAGCTGCGCGTGAGCGTCAGGCTCGCCAGCCGTTGCCTGACCTCTTTTCCGGGTCGCAGATTGCATGGTGGGCAGATGCAGCCGCAATGGCGGGGGTCGAATTCGACCCCGATACGGCCGCGATGCTCGGGATGCAGGTCGACCGTCGCGCGGCAATGTCCGTCGCGGCGGTCGCTCGCGGCCGGGAGCTGATCTGCGCGACGATCGGCAAGTTCCCGCTGATCACGATGCGCGGATCCTCCCCCGTGCTCCCGCAGCCGGCTTTGATGATGCAGCCCGAATTCGGCCGGCCGCGCTATATCTCCTTTACGTGGATTGTCGACGCGCTGCTGTTCTACGGCCGCGCGTTTCTCGTCAAGCTCGACCTCAACGGGCAGCGCACGGCCGGCCGGCCGGATCGGTTTATGTGGGTGCCGGAATGGTCCGCGACGACGGACAAGCTCGGTAATCTCACGCACGCTTTCGGCGTCGAGCTGGGAAGCGTGAATGAGGCGATCCGGATCGACGGGCCGCATGAGGGTTTCCTCAACTACGGGGCCGATCGGATCCGGGAGGCGTACGCGATCGACCGCGCCGCGTCTCACGCGTCGGATAACCCGGTTCCGTCCGTCGAGCTGCACCAGACCGGCGGCGACCCTCTCGGCAAGTCGGAGATTGCCGACATGATCGATTCTTGGATCTCGGCCCGCCGGCGTAACGGCGTCGGCTATACGAATCAGTCCGTGCAGATGATCCCGCACGGGCAGCCGGCGGAACAGCTTTTGATCGACGGTCGTAATCAGGCGGCGCTGAATATCGCCCGGTCTATGGGGCTGCCGGCGTGGGCGGTCGACGCGTCCGTTTCCGGCTCGTCGCTGACGTACTCGAACACGCCTAGCCGGTCGCGCGAGCTGATCGATTACACGTTGGGCGCGTATATGTCCGCGATCGAGGGCCGGCTGGGAATGGACGACGTTTTGGCCGCCGGGCAATGGGTGCGGTTCGACACGACGGATCTGCTGCGCGGCGATTTCGCGGCCCGGATGGATGCCTACGCGGTCGCGATCTCGGCCGGCGTCTATACCGCGGAAGAGTGCCGGGCGATGGAAACCGGGACCGCGATCGAAGAGGGGTCGATACATGCCTGAATTTCTCGAACTCACCGCGCAGTCGGTCGCGGTCGACGTGAAGGGCCGGCGGATCACTGGCCGGATCGTGCCGTGGGGAAAAGTCGGTTACACGTCGCTTGGCGCTACCCGGTTCCTTACCGGCTCGATCGCGATCCCGGACGATCCCGCTCGCGTGAAGATGCTCACTAGTCACGACGCGAACCGCGCCGCGGTCGGCGTCGGCGAATCGTTCGCGTTCGACGCTGACGGCATTATCGCGAAGTTCTACGTTCCGCCGGGCAGCGCCGGCGATCTCGCACTTGCGGAGGCCGCTAGCGGTCTGCGCGATGGTCTGAGTGTCGGCGTGCTCGTCGACGCGTACGACCGGGATGCGGAAACGCTCGTCGTTACCGCGTCACGCCTGAATGAAGTGTCACTAGTTACTATCCCGGCTTTCGATGATGCCCGTGTTTTCGAGGTAGCCGCAAAACACACGAAGGGATCCCCTGTAATGACTATCGAAACGCCGGCCCCCGCGGCCGTCGAGCCGCCGGCCGTCGAGCCGGCCCCGCAGCAGGTGACCGCGGCAGCCGCGCCCGTGCAGCTGCCGGCGATCGCGCCGGCCGTGCAGGTGTCGGCCCCGATCGCTGCCCCCGGAACGATCGTGCAGGCCGGCGCGATCGTCCCCCCGTCCGATAGCCGGCCTACGACCCTGTTCGCGGCCGCGCAGCTCGCGGAACGGCTGATGCGCGCCGGCGCATCCCCGCAGCAGCTGAATGCCGCCCTGGCCGATTTCGTGCCGGCCGACGACGCCGGCGGCCGCATGCAGCCGCAGTGGCTCGGGCAGGCGTGGAGCGCATCCCGCGCCGATCGTCCCCTGATCGACGCTCTCAGCTCGCGCCGGCTCACGTCGAGCCGCGTAGCCGGCTATCAGTGGAATCCGCGCCTGGCGATGGTCGAGTACGCCGGCAATAAGGGACCGATCACGACGGCGAAAGTGAAGACGGTTCCGCTGACCGCTGACGTGATCCGGTTCGCCGGCGGGATCGATATCGACCGGATCGAGATCGATCTGGGGCCGGCCGGGCTCGTGGAAGAGCTTTATCAGCAGGGCGTCGATTCCTATCGGCAGCTGACGGAGGCCTACGCCGTGACGACGACCCTCGCGGCCGCGACCGATATCAGCGCCGACGCGACGGATGTTAACTCGTTCCTGATCGCTGCCAGCTCGGAGGCGATCGCGAACGGCGCGCAGGTCTCATTCGTCGGCGTCTCCCCGGATCTGTGGGCGACGTGGGCGAGCGCGACGGCCGATGAAGTGCCGTGGTGGCTGCGCGATCAGGGCGTGGTTCAGTTCGGCGGATCCGGTACCGGCAACAGCGCCGGCGGTGTCCGGTTCTTTGTCGACGCCGGTTTGGGTACCGGGACCATGCTTGCCGGCGACGGCCGCGCGGCGACGTTCTTTGAAGAGGGCTCGGTCCCGATCCGCGTTGAGGCGCAGAACATCCCGAATGGCGGTTACGATCTCGGCCTGTTCGGCTACGCGGCCGAACTCGTGAACGATCCGACGTCGATTTGGAAGGCGACCGTTACCCCGCCGGCCCCCCTCGCCGCGAAGAAGTAGCGCATGGTTTCCCCGGCAAGTATCGAGTCGGGCGACGTTCAGGCGTGGCTCGGGATCACTGGCAAAATCACGGGTGCCGATGATCTCGCCAACCTGAATGCCGTTGTGGCGACGGTTAACGCGTATGTCACCGCGTTACCCGTCGCCGCAAGTGGCGTAGCAGCAGAACCCCCGTACTGGCCGGAATCGGTGTGGAACGGGGCCGTCATGCTCGCCGCGCGCTACTACCGCCGGCGGAACTCTCCGAACGGCGTCGAAGCGATCACGGAGTCCGGCGCGCAGTACATCGCGCGGTATGACTCCGATATCGCTCGACTGCTCCAGATCGAGGTATTCATCCGGCCGGCGGTCGGCTGATGCCGTTCCCGCTCGGTACCGTGGCGCAGCAGATCGCGGACGACCTCTCAGCGGCCGGGATCCCGGCCGTGGTCGACGCTCGCGATTTGCAGCTGCCGGGCGCATGGGTGACGCCGGCGACGGTCACGTTTACCTATCTCGATCACGCGTCCGTCTCGGTCGATTGGGATATCTATCTGATCGTTCGCGACGTGCCGGCGGTGATCGCGATGGACGAGCTAAGCGCGTTCGCGGAAACCCTCGCGGAGAAGTTCGGCGCGGGCGAGCTGACCCCGCAAACCGTGAACTTACCCAACCAATCCGCCGATTCGTTGCCGGCTCTCGTGGCGCGGATCAACACGACGATTCGCGAAGAAACAGACGACTAGAAAGGACTACCCCGCATGCCTAGCACTGTGGACTATTACACGGTCAGCCCCGGCACGCTGACGATCGGCGCGACGACTCTGCTCACCGATTTCTCTTCTCAGGTGACGAGCTGCAAACTCACGCCGTCCGTCGACAACGGCGACCCGATTAACGTATTGTCCGGCGAACAGGTGCCGGGCGATCGCACGGAGAGTTTCACGCTCGACGGCACGTTTTTGCAGGATTTCGGCAAAGCCGGCAGCGGCACGAATACGAGCAAAACCGAATGGCTGTTCACGCATCGCGGGCAGACCATGCCGTTTGTGTTCACGCCGACGACCTCGCGCGGCCGGCAGATCACGGGGAATCTCGTCGTGGAGGCGGTCGACATCGGCGGCGACGTGCAGACCAAGCCGACGTCCGATTTTTCGTTTATCGTCGTCGGCGCGCCGGCCCTGGCCGATGTCGCGCCGGCCGAACTCGAGTTCGCGAGCGAAGAGGCGTAGCCGATGCCGGCCGGCGAGCAGCGCGTAACGGTTGACGGGATCCGTCAGCTGCGCTCACAGCTGCGCAAGGCCGGCGATAATCTCGACGATTTCAAGACGCTAAACGCGAAAGTGGCCGGCACGATCACGACCGTCGCACGCGGTCGCGCGCCGTTCGATCCGCGGCCCGGCCCGCACTTGTTCCAAACAGTGCGGGCCGGCGCTACCAAAACGCAGGCCGTCGTGCGCGCCGGCAACAACACGACCGTTCCGTACGCGAACCCGATTCATTGGGGATGGTTTGCCCGCGGGATCCGGCCGAACCCGTGGGTATCGCGGGCCGCGCAGGAAACAGAGCCGGGCTGGATCGAGATCTATTGGGCCGGGCTCAACAAAATCATCGATCGCATTAAAGGAAGGGACGGGCCCCCGTGACGAAAATACTTGCGCCGAAAGTGCGCGTGAGCATGGCTGATACCGGCTTGGAATATGACGTACAGACCGATAACCGGGACATGATCCGCTGGGAACGCGCGGCCGCGAAATGGGGCTGGCCGGCAATGTCGGACGCTCCCATTCTCTGGATGACGCACCTCGCTTACACGGCGCTTTCCCGCGACGGGATCGCGCCGGCCGGGCAGTCTTTCGAAGCGTTCGCGGATCG